TCTGTCCAGGTCCAGCTATTGCAACCTCTTGAGCCTCGTTTTCTTTTAGAATGGCGTTTAATCTGCCTGTGTATTCTTTGGGAACTACACCCTGTTCCACCCTAGATAGATTTGCCTCCGCTGCTTTGGCTGCATCATCAGCTTTTAACCGCTGATTAACAATCGACAACTGATCCTGAAATGATTTTCGTTCTTGATCTGCTAAACTTTCCCCTGCTTCTGCGGCATCTTTTTTTGCCTTTCTAGCAGAAACGCCTTTTATGGGTGAGACAGTTTCTGGAATAGCCTCAACTGTATTAATCCGCTGCTTCAATGCTCTTTGTTCTGCAAGCAATACTTTACGCTCACCGCGAGTCAGTTTATTGCCAGCTAACGGAAGTAGTTCCAACCGCAATTCATCTAAAAAGGATGTTCGTATTGTGGCCTCATCGAACTTAGGTTGACTCAAAATAACAGAATCTTCTCCTGCCAGAATCCTTGGCTCAACATCCATTGAGTTAGCAACTTCTTGTATCTGCTTTTCCGAAACATATTTAGATAGTTTGCCAACGCCAAAACCTATTGCGCCGCCTAAGAACGCGCCAGCACTTACGTTGATTGCTGATTCGCCATACGTTCTTTCTAACTGGGTGGAGTGTAAGGCCGCTTCTTGAACAGCAGTTGATGCTGCCGTGACGCTTCCAGTAACCGCTGCTGAAGACAACACTGATCTGCCAGTTTTGTATGTTCTAGCTACCGCACCACCAATAGGAATGTAGTTAATTGGATCTGCCAAGCCAGCGCCAAGCCCAAAGACTACAGATAAAGCGCCACCATCAGCGATAATCTGACGATCTTTACGCTCCCTAGCTTGCTGTCTTCGTACAGCATTAATCTCATCAACAGAGTCAGCTAAAGAGGCATTGACGACAAACTGTTGGTCTAGCTGTTCTTCTGGAGTAAAGTAGTCATAAGGATTAAATGATCTATCATCAGCTTGATCTGGCAAACCAGATTCTTGAGCTAACAAAGAACCGATAGTATTTTCCGTTCTGAATACAGCAGCCGCCAAATCAGCAGTTTTATAGTCTGATTCTACGTTAGCAGGAATGTATTTCTCTACATTCGGGGCTTGATCTGAAGGTCTAATAAACGGCACTATTTATCCTAAATTGGCTGCATAAATTGTCGACTAATTTGCTGCTCTTCTTTTGTCATTCTACCCTCTCTTCTAGCTTGAGATAATTCCATCAACCTTTGAGATTCTTTTTCTTTTTCAGCCTCAACATCAGGCTTAAAATACAAATTCCCCTGCTCGTCTTGTATAGGAATTAATTCTCCATTTTGATCTCTGACCACAACCAAATACTCAGGCTTGCCGCCTGTTGCAGTTTTGGCGGTATGATCATCAGAAAGCATAAATATATCTTTCATCTTGATCGGAGTTCCGAAAACAAAATTCTTTTGCACATCTGCATATATTTGTTCTTTGATGTAAGCCGTACTGCCATTCACAACGTAATCACTAAACTGGTCTGGAGCATACTGCATGTAACCAAACTCAGGCGATAACGACCAGATTTTAGATATACCATTCTTTGCATTTTCTTCAGCTTGACTAGCTGTCATGCCAGATATGTATCCTGTTTCAAACAACACTTGCATTTGTCGTGTTGCTTTAGCGGTGCTAGTAGGGTTCATTGCGCCTAACGTGTCTATCGTCCATGACTCGTAATTTTCTGCAAATTTCTCTGCTTTAATTGCAGCTTCCCTAGAGACTCGCAATTCGCTATTGTTTGGATCTGTTATTTTTCTAGCCTCTATTGCGGCTTCCCTAGTTGTCATAACATCTGCTAACTGAGCAAATCTCATCAACATAGCTTTATCTTGATCTGATGCAAATCGCCCAAACATTCCTGGTATTTGCTCAACTTTATCCAACAGCTCTATGGCTTGCTGGACATCATTGATGTCTGATGAATTAAGTTTTGCATCAAACTCATTTTTAATAGCCGTAGGTATCTGTCTAGTTGACGAAATTAATTCTACCTGCATATCTATTTTAGTCGGGCTTTCGTTAAATATATCTATGTTTGCATCATAGAACGTGTTGACATCTCCTTGGCTAGCAAACACATCTCTGTTTCCTGCAAGCATTTCGGAAACCCTAGATATTGATTGCGCTTTTGCAGTTATTGTTTCGTCTTGACTATATGTAGCGTTGTATATTTGCGTTCTTTGAGCGCCAGTAATAACCCCATTCTCAAACATCGAATCTGCTTGCTGCCTACTTTCGCTAGATGACTGCAAATTATTAGATGCTGCAATTTGTAGATTAGAAAACGCCAACGCATTAGCTTTCTTATTAGCCGCAACATCCCCGCTAATCTGTGCCTCAAACTCTGCAATCTCTCCTCTGATACTAGCCTCTATACGCTCCAAAGACTCAGGGGTGTGGTATGGAAAGTCTGTTTCTCTGAAAGTTTCTAATGCCTGTCTGGCTCTTTGCAGATTAGTCTCATCGTCATTCGCAGGATCAAAGATAATATCTTTAATTCTTTTGACTTGTCTTTGAGTTTCAATTCTTTCGGATGTTTTTTCCCTGTAGATTGCCGCTTCTTCTGAGCTTATATCTTCAGTTGTAAGCAATGAATCAATAATGACATCACGCTCAAGTATTGCGGATGTTGCTCCTTCTTCATCGCCTTCTGCCATTCTCTTGGCGGCTTCATTTGACAGAGTAGATAGTCTGCCTAGTTGATTATTTTTAGCAGTAATCCGGTTTTGTTGTACTTCATTTTTGAATACTTGGGTTTCTGCTCTTGTCACATAATCGCTAACAGTAGCGTCAACTACATCTCTATATTCGTCACCAACACCTTGCAGTAATCCCTGCGTAAACTGACGAACATTTGTTTGAAATGCTTGTACATCATCTGGATATTGGGCAGCTATCCGCTCTATTCCATTCTTAGCGTCCTCTGATACGCTAGTAAGAAATGACGATTTCATTGCCGTATTGTAAGCCTGGGCCTCAATAGACATCGATGCTAGAAAACCCTTCTTGGTTTCTGCTGGCGTTCCTGCTTCTGCCGCTTCTCGACCAGCCTTCTCGCCTTTCTCAGCGCCTATCTTCTCAGCACGTTTTGCTCCTATCTCAAAAGCAATATCACCCACTTGATCTGCTAGACCAGCGAGCGCCTCAAACCTACGAGCAGCAGATTGATCTACTCCCGTTGGCCTGAACTCTCCGTAATATCCTATAGGCTTTTGAGCCATATTAATCTCCGCTGCCTAATGCGGCTGCTCTCGCGCCAGTTTGCAACAATGTAGATGTGGCCTGTAAATATCCAGCTTGCTTTGCGGATCTGCCCTGTCTGCGTAGTTGAGCTTGTTTTAGCTTTTCTGATAAACCAATAGTAGCTTCACTAAGCCCCGCTTTCTCAGCACTAGCCAATGCAAGACTAGCTGGGGTGCCTTCTCCAGAAATACCAGACATAGCCTGACCGACTACATTAGCGGCCAATGCCCTGTTCAATTCTTCTCGACGTTGCAGTTCACGGCTTTGTGCTGCAATACGTTCTTCTTCAGCTTGACGCTCCATCTCAATCTGCTGAGTCTTACCAGCAACATATTGACCCCTAGCTGAAACAGCGCCAGCGGTAGCGGTTACCGCGATTGCAGTGATTACCCAACTCATACGGCCTCCAATATTTCATTTGCTATCTTGTCCACATCTGTCTCCTCGGTAACGTGGAACGTAGTCCATACCGTGTCCGTAATTGCGTATATCACTCGCTTCATGCCTGGATGCGTCTGACCCATATATGGAGCCTTGATTTCTTCTCTGCCTTCATGCGTGACCGCTACACATTCACCTTCAGATACAGTGAATAAATGGTTCGTCTTGTGCAATGCACCTACTAGACATACACCAGCAGGGATCAATAGCTCTCTAGCGTAAATACCATCAGCAAAATGATGCGTGACCTCTGTCTCAGCTTGAGGCATAGCCAGCATCACGTCTTGTGCTTTGTAGATATTACTCTGTAACGCTACATTCACGATGATTCGACCTCGTATTCAATCATCTGTATATGTACCGGAGTAGGATCGGGTGCGGTTATTGACGGCATTGCGTCCCTAGTCCAGCCTATTGTATTTAATACATCTTCTATTATGCCAGTTTTTGAGTTAGGAGAGGTATCTAGTGGTGAAACAGATGAATAACCAAACTCTCTAATGGGTACTGGTTGACCATCTACATAGTAACCATACGACTGATAGACCCTGATGTTCATGCGAACGATACGCTTGATACGCATCTGGTTCTCACCGCTACCGATATTGGTATTAAGCGGCATGCCTGTGACTTCTACAGGGAAGTTTAGCCCGACCTCTACGTTGGTGTAGCCTACTTCCTCTGATGTGAGTATTATCTTACTGCCCACCACTGTCCTCTCTGGTAGCACAACGCCATCCGCTACGATCTGAACAGTCTCACCCTGTAAATGACCTAAGCCAGTGATCTGTGTATCCGCTGGCGCTGGATTGAAGATAATAGAATCATCCATCAGGTGATCGAATGACCACTTCTCTATGTGATACTCGACATTCCCCGCGATAGTTCTCTTGTCGATCATGTATAGCTCATCATCTACCACGGTTGCGTTAGTGATAAAGCCAGAATTAGCGGATATCCACTGAGTAAACCCGTTGATGTCTTGGTCTCGTAGCGTGTTTAGGATAGTGACCGAACCATCTGTGTTGGGTATAAACAGCCAGTTAGCATCCTCGCTAGTCGTACCCGATAGCATTGCCATGTCAGTAGGTTGCTTGATCAGGTGAGACGAGAGTACAGATCTATCGTGCGTGACATAGGCATCTTCATTGAAAGAGTAGACAAAATCATAGATCGTCTTGCCGTTTCTATCGACGAATATAGTAGAACCGTCTACATCCACTACCTCGATATAGGATGCGCCGTGATTAGTCTGTGGCGTAATCCCTACAGATGAAGGCGTAACAGGCGTACTGGTCACTGAGAACTCTGCACCAGACGTAAATACTTGCAGGTTCCGGCCTGGATAAACATCAATGATCTCGTTCAGCTTGCGAGAGGATATGGTGGCAAAGATACCTTCATCGTCATCACCATCGTCAATCTCATAGTCGAAGAATGATCCAGACTTGGAGAAGAATATAGATGCGGTCTTAGACTTAGTGCCGCCTAAAACTAATCGGCCCTCGAAAAAACATCCGGTCTTTGGGTATCCGCGATTAGCAGACCAGACAGGTTCCTTTCTAGGTGATCCGTTAGCCAGCTTTGTAATGGTAATAGGTTTCGCTGTGCCGCTAGTAGGGAATGCGCTATATAGCTCAAAGTCTTTAGCAGACTCTCCCGACACAGAGATGCTGTATGTTCTTGTGCCCGTCCTAGTGACCGTTACACCAGTTTCACCGTATACAGGCATGTCTTGCAGATTTCTCTGCATGTTGAATATGGTAGAGTTTTGCTGATCCGCAGTCGTATCACCTGCATAGGTAATGTTTTTAGACANTACNCCTTCAACATCTATNTGGTACTGATCACCAGATACGAATCCAGTATGAAANNTAATACTCTGCACATCNGTAACAGGCGTAGGACTCAGATCATCATCAAAGTCATAGGTAGGCACATTAGTAAATGGCACCTCNTCCAAGAACCAATCNGTATCTGTGCCTAGATTAATCAGTCTCTGTGATGGTACGTCCTCATGAAAGAACAGCATTACACTTTCTGTCTGCGTATCTCGTACAGTAGAGACCTGNGCAGCAGTAAACGGAACCCGTACATCTGCGACATGGGTGCCTGGATTCTTGAATATACGGACGTTGTTATCTGTGATCGACAGTAGATAGTTTCGGTCTGTAGTGACACTAAAATCTACTAGCTTGGACTCTGACGGTACACCCGCTGTAGTTGTCTGGGTGATTAGATTGAACTCAGCCAGTGTGACTGTAGCAGCGCCCAGATCAGTCGCGCCAACTCTGGCTACCCTGACATATCTTTCTGCTGAACCAATAGCGATTCTAAAGTTTTGCGGGTTAGTCCCTATGAGCGGAACTGGCGCTAACGTAGTCCACGATATCGCATTAGTAGAATCCTGTATAACGAACTCGCTGGACGATCCAGTAGACAAGCTAATCTGCCGCAGATCCGCAAATACTGCCGTAGTCTTTAATACAGGGAGAGCAGTACGATCATACTGAGCAACAGGATATGGATTTGTTGTGCCTATCGCTGCCGTGGTAGTTGAAGTGGTCGCGTCATCGCCATCATTAATGACTGATCCAGTGCCACCACTAGGCATTGTTGGATTCTGTGCTGTTAGTCGCTCTAGCTTATTCAGCACCGTGTCAATATGTTGGGTGCCAGGTCTTCTCTTAACGCCACCTTGAGGAACCAATACCACATTCTTAGCGGTCTGCAATCCTTGGTAATACTGATTGATGTCAGTACGGCCACGCAGTAAAGGTGATAACTCGCCACTGACGAAGTTATTCTGGAGAAATCGTGACTTAGCCACTAGTACCTCACATTAACAAATGGGTTACTTGTAATGGGAGTTATTGGGTACTGTTGTGAGTCAGTGTATCGAGCCATCCTAGAAGCATTAACATACTCGGCAGACATCTCAACTCTGGACGCAGAGCTATCCCTAATGCTAGTAGCAAAGTCTTTAGCTAGCGCGTACTCGATCATCTTGGAGAAATAAAAAGGCCAATTAGCTTCAGGAACATCATAAATATAGTCGCAATAAAGCGGCCCAGTATTATTGGTATACACTTTGTTGCCATATATCTGATAGTTAACACTAGGATACAACTTGATGAGGAACAAAATATCAGCAGGTAGCTGGTAGATTGATTGCCATTCTTGATCGACAGGCACCTCAGTAGTGAGTGCTAGTTGAGCCTTGGCCCTAGCGAACCCCCACCGATGCTTGGTCAGTTCATTCTTGACTATACTATCGTAAAGGGCATTAGCAACTTGTTGCGCTCGAGAGTTACCGATCAGTGAATTAATTGGCGTATCGCCTATTAAGACTAACGCAGCACTAACTAAATCAATTTTAGTTGCCATATCATTACTCTGAAGAAAGGGGGCCCGTAGACCCCCAAATTACTTATGCTGTAACCGTAGTACCAGCCGCCGCAGTAATGCTTGTCGCAGTACGTGCTTTGATATAAGTAATAGTTACTACTGGAGTAGCAGGAGTGCTTGTATCCTTGCAGATAATAAGATCTCCAAGAGATAACTCGCTGATAGCCGCAAGAAAATAATCTGCGTTATCAACATCAGTTTTGGCATCAGTAGAAGTATACTGCCAAGTGCTTCCACCTGTTCCTGAACCGCCAATGCGGCATAAACCTGTTCTTGCAAAAGCCATGATGGATCTCCTTATGCAGTTTTGTCGTATTGAACTTTAACCAGACCACCCTCGTCGCGAACGACAGAGCCACCCTTCAACATACCATTGCTTAACCAAGAAGTACGTTCAGGAATCCAGTTGATTTCAGTTTTCATGTCAATGCCGACAGCTAAACCAACAGCAGGACGCTGATAAAACCAAGAGTCAACAATGTTGCCGGCTTCAGTCAATCCACCTTCAACGCGAGTTTCGATAACGATAAAGTTAAACCCTACAAGAGTGTTTACTTCACCAGAAACAAGTGCCTTGATAGCCTGATAGTCAGCAGAAGTTGCCTTCTCATCGTTCAAAAGTCCACCCAAACCCTCTGCTTCAATAGCAGCAAACAGTTCAGTGTTGGGTACACCTTGGTCACGCAGTTCAACTTGAGCCTGAATTACCTTAGCAATAGTAAGGTTTGCCGCTCCAGCAGGAACCGTAGTGGTCAGCGGAGTAGAGGCATCCATAGCATCGATAACTAGCTGGTCACATCGACGGCCCAAAGCGCCAGCAATAGTCATTGCCAGTTCTTGTTTCTCATCGAAGTTAACGTCAGCTTGGTCAAAGATGTCAGTGTACTCAGGTGCGTTCCAGTTCGACAAAGTTGCCGTCTTGAACTCATGAGACACATCCATTGGAGTGACGAGGTCAGAAGTTGATTTTTGGTTAGCAAGGCCTTTGCCTTGACGACGAAACTTGTAAGTATCACCTACAACGTTATTTCGGACAGTGACGGAATTCTTCAGCAAGCCCATACCTTGGTAGGCATGTTTCACCATGCTGTCAAACTCTGTTACTGCTACAGCAGATAAAGTTTTAGACATTTGTCTATTCCTCAAATTATCAAATAATTTAACGCTAATGTTTCACATGAAACACTCGCATGTTATGAGGTTTTGACTGAGTGCCCGACAGATCGGTCAGTCTACAACCCAAATCTGTCAGGCCCAAGATGGGGTATCTGACTCAGACATAATAACATTTAGTTATGTAAAAGCAAACTATCCAAACTGTTGAGCATATGGTTTATCACCACCAAACTCTTTCATCATGCTCTGGATCTTTTTCTCATGGTTTGCGTCTACTGATCTAAGAAGATTGCCATGCTCATCCTTGCGGAACATCTCAGCTTCTATATCGGCCCACGTCATGCCTCCAGGCTGGATATGCCCATCAATAGGCAGCTTGGCCGGAGCAGTAGCATTGATTAACGCCTCTACTAGCTCGACTGACTCCGCACTATTAACTGCATAGCGTAGACGTTCATAGGTATCGCTATCGAGACTGTTCTTCATAAACTGTTCGACGGTCTTAATTCGGTCTACCCCGTTGTCCCCTAGCTTGGCAATCTCGGCTTCAGCAGAAACCTCTTCTACCGCCTCTGATTGTGCAGATAACAGATCCCATGCTTTATTGAAGTAGTCCTGAGACATGTTAGATTCATTTGCAAAACCGACTAACTCTTGCATCAACTCATCTTCTTGGTCGATACCTTCAGGCATGGAGTATCCATCTTTAGGTGCGCCCTTGAATGCGCCAAACTTTTTGGATAACTCGTTGTATGCAGCAGCTTGGTCTGAAACTGATTTATACTTCTCTGACAAGTACCACTCTGGCCTATCACCAGTACCCTTGATCCCATCGGTTAAGAAGTATTCACCTTCGCCTAGTTGCGGTTCAGCGGCATCTACCAGGCTAACTGGTTCTTCTGAAGTATCGCTCTCTATGGCTTGTTCGCTCATGTTTATCTCCACGGATATTGAATGACAGCCCGTCTAGGACTGACCGCTTGATGTTTCAAACGGATTTCCTCAAGTCTTCTACCCCCATTAATTAGGGATAGGTCGTTGATATCTACCCAATCCAAATGCCTGTCTTGTTTGTAGCATCGGAACGCTCGGAACTTATGGAGATACTCAAACTTATCGAATCCATATTGTTCCGCTAGGCTATTTAGCCATTCAAATTTGAATTTCTTTTCGGTCAGATAGGCTTTCTCATCGCAGACAATTTCGGCCTTCTTCTTTTTCTTCTCAGTCATAGTTTCTCCGCTTGCTGGATTTGATGAACAATGTATCGCATGACACCAGCCTCACCATTGTGGTAAGCCGATTCATAGTTGATGTTCTGTGCGGAAAGGGAAGTGTCGTTCTCTAGCAGGAATCGTTTGGTCATGTCCTCTAGTACCTTCATGCCATCGTCCGATGCAAAGCAGCGATTGTAAGCCTTGGCTAACTCCGCTTGTCTTTCTCTAATCGCACCTTGGGCTTCCCTCGCCTGATCCTCGTTGACTTCTAAATCATCCCAACTCATTGCACCGCCTGTAATTGTGGGGGTTGTTCAGCTTCCATCTGCTTGGCCTCTGCTCCAGCTTGGATGATGCGCTCTTTCTCTGCGTCATCTCGTACTAGCTCAGAACTCATGCCCGTCTTCTCTGCTACCCAAGTACCAAAGTCTTCTATCTTAAACGCCATCTGTACCTGATCAGGCCCAGCAGTAGCCAGAACAAACTCTACCGC